TGAGCAGTTTTCTGCATAATGTAGTCCTCTAGTGTGTATAATCCGTAACCTAATACATAATTATACATAAATAAACTAATTGCTATTATTTGATTTAATTTAGATTAGCCTGGTGGTGCTGGAGGCGGTCCACTTGGAGGTGCCTCTGGAGGTGGTGCTCCGCCACCAGAAGGAGGTGGAGGAGGTGGTGGAGATCCCATATCTAATCCTGGTAAACCGCCACCTGGAGTTTCTCCTGGCAATGGACTTTCTCCGCCAGCAGGCTTATTATCATCATTATCTTGTTCTGGAATTTCATCTTCATCATCTAATGCCCTTAATTCATTAAGATCCATAGATTCTAAAGATGCTTTTTCTTTCTTTAAAATAGCCGTCTGGATAGCTTCTTTACGCATTTTTCTTTGTTCATCTTGCCATTCAAGACCCATAGAACGATATAAAGAATGAATAGATGCTCTTTTTTGATCGTCTTGACCTTGAGTTAAAGTAACTAAAGTATTAATATAATCACCAGCATCAAACAATGACATATGGTTCCAATCAACATCTGGAACAATTAATTGTTTTTCACCACCAGAATAATCATAAAATCCTTGGATTTTAGAAATTGGAGCAAAAATCTTTGTCTTTAACCAAATAGACATCATATTACGAAATTGCATATAACGCTGTCTTAAGACGTCAAGAGCTACACCACCGTTAGCATAAGTTGTATCAGCACCACCATCCATTAATACTGGCGGCACTTGCAAACCTACATAAATTTCTTTAATGATTTGAGTAATATCTCCAGAGATATCATAGATACCTTGGCCATATCCAACTCTAGAAACATCAACTCCTTCATGAGTAAAAATCTTAAAATCTTTATCATATTGAGCTTCTTCGAAAACATTTCTCCAAGCTTCTAAGTCAGCGAATGTTGGCTTAAAATCGGCAGAACCAATTTTAACAACAGTCAAAGGATTAATCATATTGTCTGCTTGAGCATATTTAGATTCTCTTAATTTATCAAATAACATTAATTGTCTAAATATGCAAACTGGTAAACCAGTTCCTCTAATTTCATAAGGACTAATCCTTCTAGCTAAATGAGATACATGAAAATTATCCAAAGGAATATTTTCACCACGTTTAACGGAATCAATAATATGATTATTTAATTGTTTTCTTTGTTCAATATCAGATGGCTTATTTGAAAAAATAATCTTTTTTAAGTTTTCATCTGGACGCAACATAATTGTAGGTTCATTGGCAATAACGGTACGCTTGACAATCATATAATCTGGATTTTGAATTAATAAACGACTCCATTTGCCCTTACTTTCATCTAATTCTGAATAAACGAAAGCCTCGCCTAGCAACCAAAATTCTTGAGCAATTTGAACACAAATATTCATTAAATCAATTTCTTCAATCATATCATTGAAGAATTTTTCAATATCTTTATTTGGACATTTAATATTTAATTTACTAATTGGATAAGTGCTGTGTAAATTAATAGCATTATGTACAAATGGATTTAATGCATAAAAACTACGGCACCAAGCATTAATGGTAGCCCTATCTCTTGGTAAATTTAAATTACTATTTAACCAAAGAGGAGAGTAAACTTCAGGTGATTGTTTAACGGTATCACCAGTGCCACCACGGAAATTTCCGCCGCTAGCACTTACTACCTGAGCATACTTCTTCATACCAACAGAAGAAGTTACATGAGAGTTTTGAGTTAAGCTGTTATTACTTGAAGGTGATGAATTACCATCTCTAAATAAACCATTATCTACTTCACCTGATAGTAAATCTTTTCTTACATCTGAAACGCCATTTGCCATTAAGGCGCTCACCTGTGGTACAGTTGAACGACTTTCCATATAGCGCTCTGAATTAGAGGGGCCTTCCCATATTTTTTTGATTTTATTAATACCCATATAGCCTCGTTTTTACTATACCCTCTATTATGCTCTTTAAATAATATATCAGTAAAAGCCATTATTTACATTCTTCTTGGCACATACCCTGTTAATACCAAAGGTTTATTTTTATCTTTAAAATTTTGTTGTTGTAAAAATGGATTATGATTGGTAAATCCTTTAGTTATTATAAACTTATAAGCTAAATAAGCATTTATTAATGCCATAAACCCGTCGTTAGGAGTACTTCCTTTAATATAATGAATAGAAGGCTCTCCAGTTCTGGAAATAGATGGTTTAATTTCCATACTAGCACAATGTGATATAAGCCAGGCTATTTTTTCATAATCTCCAAAGGGAAATTTAATTTGTCCCTTTTTCATTAATTCATATGTTTCTGCAATAAAATGATCTTTCTCAAACATTATTTCCGGAGGAAATACATCTGCAACATATTTTATATGATTATTTAATTTTCCGCTTGCTCTAGATACCAAATATCTTGGACCATAAGCGGCATGTAATCCTTCAGAAAAATCATTGGAATAACCAATATCTCCAATAGCTAACTGAACACTATATTGTCTCATAATTTGATCAATGATTCCTTTTTTACTTTCAGAATCATTTCTTTTAAATTTAGTAGCAAATTCAATAGATAATAAATTAGGGCCTTTAGCAGTTAAAACTACAGCAGTACTATATGATTGCCCAACTACTTTTACTTTATTTGGATTAGCCAACTGTTCTAAATCTGCTCTAGCACCATAATCGATACCAGCTACAATAATTTGTTCTTCACCAGGATTAATTCTAGCTCTGAATTTTCTTTCTGGTTCTCCGCATTTCTCTCTAATTTCTTCAGGAGTAATAGGAGATGCATCACCTTGAAAGAATTCTCCAAAAACTTCGTTTTGATAAACTCTTTCCGTATTAATAGGATGAATGCCAGGCTTTTCATTAATAATATCTTCTTTAGTAAAAGTAGGCATGTATAATTGATTAATATGAAAACCAATCATTTGACAATCTTCATCACCTTCATCTTTAGTAGAAACCCATTTACCACGTTCGGCCGCTTGTCTTTTATCTTGTTCAAATCCACAATGAGTGCATTTTACTATAAAACCATGAATCCAAATTTTTTCCCATTCATCAGATCCTGGAGTATATAGTGGGAAGTGTTTTTTACAACTTTCGCAGCCCAAATAATAATATTGTTGAGAAGACACTTGCCACATTTTATGAAAATCGGAACCCTTTCTACGAGGAGTTCCAAAATAAACTTGTACGCCTTTACCGGCTTTACCATATTTAGCAGTGGTTAAAATTTTAAGTGAGTTACCCATGGCCTCACCAGTAGTATCTTGACATTCATCAAAAAAGATAATATCAGCAGTACGACCTCTAAGTCTATCTCCAGTTAATCCGGTAGATTCTACCCAAATATGATTGCCGCCAATAAATTGCTTAAAATGTAAAGAATCATTAGTATCACTAGTTTGATCTAGCAACCCTTGCATATAAGACTTATATTTAGCGCCTGGTTTTTTATTAGCATCTTCAAAAGGAATAGATGACATAATCATCGGATTAAGTTTAGTTTTTGAATATGCCGCAGCTAATTCTAATTGTGGAAAAGCATGAATAATTCTAATTGGAGGTTTATCTCCAGTACCAAAAATTCCAGATCCCATAAAATACATTTCAAGGGCACCTGCCATAGTGGTACCACCAACCTGACGACCTTTAACTAAAATAACAGGTTTAGAATTGGGCTCTAAAGCTTTAATTCCAATATAGCGATAAATATCACTAAAAGGTTTATATCCATTACCATGCAGACGGAATGGTTTACCATCTAAAGTGAGATAATTTTCTACGAACGCAACAGGGTCTATATTTAATAAATCTTTGCGAAGCTTATGAAACAGGTCTTTATCAACTGACATGCGTTACCGCCCTTAAAACTTAACAGGATTAAGTCCATGAAAGGCGTCAGTATTCGAAGGATCAATTTCAGAATCACTCATAATATCACGAGTGCCTAAATTATTATTAACTTCAAAATAAGATGGATTGTCTTTCTTAGCTCTAAGATTCCTATTACTTATAAATCTAATTAAATTATCATCATCCCAATCTTTTGCGTCAGATACATCTGAACGATGAATAGATTTAATTTTTTCAACAATAGATGGTACTGGTAAATTACCTTTAGTATCTTTAATATAATTTTCTATTGTATTTTTAATAGAAGGAAACTTTTGAATTACAATTGGAGTTAAATCAACTTTTTTATCGATAGCTTTATTTTGATCAGAAGCAATTTTAGTTTTCTCAATTGATTCTTGAGATAATTTATTAATTTTATCTAAATAAGCAGTAAGGCCACTTCTTTCTTTCATATCATCTACAGCTGCCGCCACAGAAGGATATTTTGCCTTAGTGTTCATAATAGAATTAATTTGATGAAATAAAGACTGATCTACACTTTTTGGTTGAACAGCAGCCTTTTCTAAAGACTTATACAATTTATTCATCCAATTATTTTCATCAGCACTGGCATCAGCTTGTCTTGAGACAACTGATTGATGTCTATTATATTTTGACATGATTAACCTTTGTAGTTGGCAGCCCAGTCAAAATTGTCTGAAGACGCTACATCGATATCTTCATCAGGCAAATAGCCTCTATCTTGACGCATTGGATAGCCCATATCAGACAATAATTGCATAACTTCAGCTTGCTCACGCTCACTTAACTTATACTTCTTTACTTGTCTTGCATACATATCTTCAATATCATGGCCAGCAGATACCATACCATTAATACAAACTCTAGCAATTCTAGAAATTAATAATGGAACAGTTACGAATACTCCCTGTACTCCAGTAATTTTTTGAGCTTCTTTAACCAAAGCAGGATCAATTTCTGCTTTCTTTCTTTTAGTTTTCTTGCTCTTTTTTACTTTATCTAATCTATCATGAAGTCTTGAGATACCGCTATCAATTTGGGATCTTACTTCCTCAACTTTGTTGGCATCTAATTCGCCATCCAAATCCATTCTCATAGCTTTGGAAATTTCATTGTCAAGTTTCTCTAAATAAGAGACAGCTCTTTCTAAACCAGCAGAATCATAACCAGAATGCTTTGGCACTCCTTCTAATCTTTCTTTAACCCAAGCAACAAATCCGGCTGCACCCTTAGCTGCCCAATCCCATTTTTCTGGTTTCTTGGACTTCTTAGCATCATTATCATCTTCTTTGGATTCTTTAGGATCTTCTTCGACTTCTAAAACAGGTTCTGGATCGTGCGTCCCATCAGGAGCACCAGGTAATTCCTCAACAACAAGTTCTACTTCTACCGGTTCATCAACAACCATCGGAGCTTCATCCATATGGAATGGCTCATCTGGAGTATCAACAACCTCCAATGGAATCATAGAGTTTCCGCCAAAATGTGCCGGAGATGTTGGCTCTAATACGATTAGTTCTTGTGCTTCTGATTTTAACATTTAGGTACCTCTAAAGCTCTTTCTAGTATAATAATACATTTATATGTAGTAATAATGGCTGGTTAAATTAACTTATCATATAATGTGTTGCCTGAGTCTGTCGTGCCATATTGTTGATCTACCTCACTAATAGTAGCATTAGGGTCTAAATCTTCTTGAGGACTTATTCCATCCGGTAATCCATATAAAGAAGTTTCATGAGGAGTTAAATATTTTTGTTCTAACCTGTCTAAATCTAAATCTTTTTCCGCAGATTCATCATCCACATAATCTCTACCAAAATCTAATTCATCTGGAGATTTCCCTTCAAAATCATCCTCTGGTAAATATTTATCTAAATATCCACCAATTGGAACACTATCACTATAAGTTCCAGAATCTCCCATAATTGAATCGGAACCAATTTGATCATCTATTGGAAAGTCAATTGCATTTTTAATTAAAATATATAAAAGAGCTAATCTTCGATCAGCCTTTTTCTTTTTATTTTCTTTTGTAATAGAGCCATCATCTTCAATATAAGAATCATCAGATTTATATTTAGGAGCATTTCTCTCCCTTTTCTTTTTAATAAAATCTGATACACTCTTATATTTATCCATATTTTGATAAAGACCAGCCCCTGGGCTATGTTCACCAGGCGTTTCATATAAATCATAATTATGATAAAGTGGTTCTTTAAAACGAGGCTGTACTACAATTGCTTTATCAGATTTATATTTTTTCTTTTTAGGAGTTGGTTCATTTACACCACCTCCGCCTTGAAAATATCCTTTTTTATCAACCATTACCGCCACCTTTAACATGTTTAATATAATATGGATATATTGGTTCGGTAATAGGAATATGATTCCATAAATTCATTTTAGTAATATTATCAACAGCCCTATCAGGATCATATTTAAAAGCTTCATTTAATTTATCAGACATAGATTTAGGTGTAGATAT